AATGTGGACCAATGCGAGGGCTTAACCCTGCCGGAAATGCCGGAACCTCCAAAGGCGGATTTTGACGCCTCCCCTGACGTCCTGGCGTTAGTGGATCGCCTGGCATTGGCAGGCGGATTGACGCATGCCGGAGATGAAGCCTATTTCCGCCCCTCTACCGATGCAATCGTCATGCCTCCCCTTGCGGCATTCAAGAGTGCCGCGAATTACCACGCGACACTGTTGCATGAGATGACGCACGCGACGGGGCACAAGTCGCGCCTTGATCGCCTGACTCCCGCCAGGTTTGGCGCGGAGGGTTACGCTTACGAGGAATTGGTAGCGGAACTAGGCGCCGCGATGCTATGCGCTCACTTTGGCATTGACGGCGATTTAAGACATGCCGCCTATATTGAGTCCTGGTTAAAGTCTCTCAGGAATGACAAAAAATTTATCCTAAGCGCGGCGGGTAAAGCACAGGCGGCGCTTGATTACCTGGTGAAGTCTAACCAGGTAGAAAACCAGGAAAGCGAAGCGCTGGCGGCTTAGTGCCTGACCTGGGGCGCCTGCCTGGATCGGGCGCCCTGGGGCACGCATTGGGCGCGCCATTCCTAACCTATAAGGGGCTTTACTATGAAAAAATCTCGCGTTTCACGCTCTACACCATGCCGGAAAGTAACGATTAGCACGCCAGGCGGCGCCTTTGCCCTGGCGCTTCCCTGGTCAATAGGGCGCCGGTTTTCTATCGGACATGTAACCTTTGAACATAACGGGAATACCTGGGCGCCTGATCGTCCTATTCCCCCGTCCTGGTTCATTGATCTGTCAAAGGGGGAAGCATGAGACAGCGCAAATCCTTTGATGATCGAATGAATGAGGGCGGCGCCTTTTTTTACCTGGTCGCGGTCCTGGGCGCCTTTGGGTTTTATGCCTTTATTTGGCTGGTCATGATCCTGGGAGATATCGCCGGATTCTAGGAAAAATCCGGACTCATTAAAAGGGGCGCTATAGGCGCCCTTTTTTTATTCCCTGGGCTATCCCCTGCCCTGGTCCTAAGATCGGCGCCTGGGCTTTCCTGGTTGATCCTGGGCGCTATCCCTGGCGCCTGATCCCCTGCCGCATGCACGCGCCCCTGGGCGCGCAGTGCATTTGCTAATCTCTTAATCTATAAATGACTTGTCAATCGCGCAGATTCAAAAAGCATGGCTGGCAAAAAAAAATAGAAACGTTCAGACGTTCGGTTCAAATTCTGGTTGCCTAAAAAAAATAGAGTTATCCACAGGCTCTATATAGAATCTTTGCTATCTATTTTTTATTTAGGATAGTAGAAAAACTATAGGCTATAGGTACCCTATATCCTATAGATATATGTAACCCTATAGATATATGGTGGACCCCTCCCTTCCCATACCCAGTTATCCCCAAGTTATCCACAGAGTTATCCACAGGCTATCAGGTAGTCATTGTCGATTAGAAAATACAATCGAAATAGTTGTTGACATGATGTGTGAACAGGACTAATGTGCAGATGTAGTTCAATCCGGTCCTAACTTATGAGGGGAATAGCATGCAAACAACCTATGTTTACGACTACGAGTTAGTCGATTCAATACGTCAACAAGAGAAGCAATACCAGGCTGCACTGGATAAGGCGAAAGAGTCTGTCCGTCGGTTATCAGCATCGGTCCAACGTCTCAAGGAATCCCGCCTGGAGATGGAGGCAAGTGTCGATGACTAAGAAGCACTTGTGGGCTATCCAAACCAAGCGCGGTGGCTTTGTAACCTATGGCTACTATGAGCCAACGTTTAACACTGCGCTATTCAAAACCAAGAGGCACGCTGAAATGTGGCTGGAAGACAATCACTACTGGCGCAATCTCAACGTGCGTATTGTCCGTGTCACTGTCACGGTGAAGGAGTACATGACATGAGCATGACCGAAGTCTTTTGGATTGTTGTGTATCTTGTAGGCGTTGTGTATATGTGTTATCGTATGGATTCTTAACTTAATGAGGGGCTGATATGAGTGCATCAATCGACGTTCATCGCGTCAAGAGAATCAATTTCACTGGGGTCAAGGAGTCGGTCAACTGTATGTACCGAACCCTGGAAATCGTGCTGGAAGACGATTCAACTGTAGAGGTCACATTGTTCGCTGCGCCGGACACTGAAGACATAACTATCCATTTCAAATGAGGGGCTGATATGAGTAATGATCGAAACGACTTCCTACCGGAAGTACGCAATAGTGCATTGTGGTCTGGTGATGCTAGACGCTATGCCACTGGCAAAGCAGGTGAGGTGTACGCTGAGAAGATTGGCGCCAAGGCGCTAGATGACCTGAGTCACGTCGAATTAGTACAGATGGGGCACGTCTTCCAGGAACCGATCATGCGGGAGTACGCAAGACGTAAGCAGATCAATTTCAAAGACGCTGACTATGCCTTGTCGCATCCCAATGAACCGTATATCCGCAGTCACTTTGACTACATCAGTGAGGATGGCGCCACACTCTATGAGGTCAAGAACCTGGGCGTCCAGCAACGTAAGAAATATGGAGACGAGGGTAGCGATCAGATTGATCTAGGCTACCGTGTCCAGTGTCTCCATGAGGCTGTCGTTCACCGGATTGAAAAGGTGGTCCTGGTAGTCTGCTTTGGCGGTCAAGAGATTGTGGGTTATCCCGTCGAGTTCTCTGCCGACCAGATGGATATGCACGTCAAGGAGATGGCTAAGTTCTGGGGGCGCATCCAGGCACGCAACTTTGATCCTGAGAGCATGGGGGACGCTGCACGCCTAGTCTATAAGCAGGATTCTGGGCAAAACCTGGTGGCTACTCATACCCTAGAAGAGCAGGTCAAGGTGCTAAAACTGATTAAGGATCAGATCAAAGACCTGGAAGACAAGGAAGAGAAACTGTCTGGAGCGATCCAGGGCTACATGATGGAAGCAGCGCAACTCATGGCAGTAGATGGTTCCGTCCTGGCTACCTGGAAAACCAGCAAGAGCAGCAAACGATTCTCGGCTGACTTATTCAAGCAGTCCATGCCTGAAATGTACGAGAAGTTTGTAGTCGAGCAGCCAGGTTCACGCAGGTTCCTAGTGAAATGATTAGGCTAATCGTCGCGCTAGGTAGCATTGTTTTCTTCATGTATATCTCATACAACGTGGGGCACTATGAAGGGAACAAGGCGGCAATGAAGAGAGCCATAGCCACTCAAGAATCATGTGATGAAGAAGTGGAAGGCAATGACAAACAGGCAATTATGAAGGAGAAGAAATGACGAACGTTGTCAATATATCAGGCGTGCCTGAAGACTCAAACAAACTTGTATTAGACCCAAAGATTCAGGACTCCATCGTATTGCGTGGTGATCTGTCTGGGTTAAACGAAGGACAAAAGCGCGACTACTACTTGTATCGCTGCCGCCAGGTGGGATTGGACCCTGCTGCCAAACCCTTTGATCTATTAACGCTGAACGGAAAGCAAATACTCTATGCAAATGCAGGCGCCACACAACAACTCTGTGCAATTCATAAACTGTCAACTCAAATTACGCATCGGGAACGAATTGATGGAATTTACGTTGTCTCAGTCCGATGTACCGGCGCTGATGGCAGAGTTTCGGAGAATCAAGGTGCTGTTGACGTCTCAAGCCTATCCGGAGAGCGACTTGCTAATGCTTTGCTTAAAGCGACTACAAAAGCGATTCGTCGTGCGGTCCTCTCCCATGCCGGACTCGGAATGCTTGACGAAACCGAAGTCGAGGCGATTCCGGAAGCCCGTAGGGACGCTATTGTTGTCACCGAAGACCCTAAAGCAATCGAAGTAGAGCCGATCCCAGAGGAAGGGATTGTCTTTATGGTGCCTGGTGCTAAGGAAGCCTATGACAAGTTTCCCAACGAGGAAGAGTGGGTGGACGGGTTTTTGCAAATGGTGGACAAGATTGGCGATAGCCAGAAGTTCTCTGTCGTTGACAAGTTAGACAAACTTGATGCGCTGTATAAGGCTAACGACTTCATCATTGGCATGATCAAGGAAGAAAAGCCTACGCTGCATGAGGTGCTTGGTAACGGTATTGGTAGGGTAAAGCAGGCACTCGCATTGCAATTGCGTGAACCAGGCGGGGCACATAAGTGATCAGCCTATGGAAGACGTCAAGCGCAAGTGGTGGGCTTGGCATAAGCAGAATCCGCATGTTTATGAGTTATTCAAGCGGTTCACTATGCAAGCCATTGATCGCGGACACAAGAATCTCAGTGCATGGCTCATCATCAATCGAATACGGTGGGAGACAAGCATTGAGACAAAGGGCGAGGACTTCAAGATTAGTAATGACTTCATTGCCTACTATGCCCGTTTGTTTATGCACCAGTATCCCCAGTATCAGGGGTTTTTTAGAACCAAGCCACTGAAATCAGAACGGCTTAATTATCAGGAAAGGTATCAAGATGAGTGATTATCAACAACGTGAGAGACAGGTCGGCACTGGGGTGCTATTAACCAACCGATTCAAGAAGGGCAATGGTCCGGACTGGAAAGGCGAGTTAAAACTAGAGCGTGCCTATGCCGCAGGCGAGACAGTTAGACTGGCTGCCTGGACCAAAGAAACTTCAGGTGGTGCCTTGATCAGTTTGAAAGAGGACAACTATGTGAAGCCAGAGGGCGAGGTTGTTGAAACCAAGAGCAACCGTAACCCATTCCCATCTAAGCGCATGCGCGACGATGATGACGTACCATTTTAAGGAGATTGGAAAATGAAGAAAATTTTGGCGGCGGTACTGGGTTTGGGAATTGCTACAGCAGCATACGCTAATTGTTCTACCCATACTGTTACGACAGCAAGCGGTAAGATGATTGTATGTACGACTTGCTGCTACAACGGTAACTGCAATACGACTTGTTTCTAATGGCAAAGATCAGCAGACAGCGTGGTGCTGCCTACGAACGTGAGGTAGCCAATGAGATATTCGATGTGCTTGGAGTGAGGATCAGGCGCAATCTGAAGCAGTATCAGGTATCCGAAGAGGGAGACTTGATCCTGGGAACCTATCTCATTGAGTGCAAAAGGCGCAGGAAGATTGCCGTTCATGAGTTCATGGAGCAGGCAGACAAGGCGTGTGAGCCTGGTCAAACTCCCATCGTAATCATGAGGGCTGACGGCGAGAAGTCCTTAGCCATGATGCACCTACCTGATCTGCTGAAACTGCTTGGCAATGAATTGGACCCCCATCAGTCGCAGGATGAATCTCCCGCAAAAGGAGATAGTTAGGAACGCTGCGGGGCACAGCGTCACTGCGGCTTGCCCCACTAACTTTGGAGAACAAATGGCACACTTCTTTATCGCAACACCAATGTACGGAGGCATGTGTACTGGTGCATATACGCAATCGTTACTTGCGTTAGTAGGTTACTTCTCAGCAAGAGGGCATCAGGTATCTTGCGCGTTCATGTTCAATGAATCTCTGATCACTAGAGCGCGCAATAACATGACGCACCAGTTCTTGCAGAGCCAATGTACCCACATGCTTTGGATTGATGCAGATATTAAATTCAGACCTGAAGACGCCTACCGTATGTTTGAGGCGGACAAGGACGTAATTGGCGGCATCTATCCCAAGAAGGAAATCAACTGGCAGCAGGTCCGAGAAGCCGTAGGACGTGGGCAAGAGAACCTGGCTAACTTCACCGGATCATTTGTCGTGAACCTGGTGGACAACCGACCCAACGTTGTTGTGCGCCAGGATCAACCATGCGAGGTAGCAGCCCTTGGCACTGGATTCTTGATGGTCAAGCGCAAGGTATACGAGAAGTTAAAGAAGCGCACGCCACAGTTTCGCAACGACATGGCTTCACTCAAACCAGGTGAATTGATTTACGCATTCTTTGACACGCCGATTGATTCTGAGTCTCAGCGATTTTTGAGCGAGGACTATCACTTCTGTCATGAGTGGCGTAGGGCAGGCGGTAAGGTGTACGCAGCACCCTGGTGCCAACTAGGTCACATGGGCAGTTATTTGTTTGAAGGAACGCTTATCCCAACGGATGAGCCTTGTAACTTTGAGGGTAAAAATGGACGAGGACAGCAGCCAGCAGGCTTACGAAACAGACCGGCAGCAGGAGTGGATGGCAGATCAACTGGGAACGCCGTGGGCGGTAGAAGTAAATCCACAAGGACTGCTAATAGTGGACAAGTACGGGCAGCCAGTGGCAAGGCTGCTGCATCCAAAACTACAAAACCAAAGTCTAGTGGCAGACGAAATACTAAGACTGGTAAATAAGATGTATTAAAAAAACCCCCCGCGTATCAGGCGGGGGGAAAGCCACGAAGGAGAAGTGGCATGGCAAGGAGACAACTATCTCTTTGTCTTGCGCGCAGTCTTGGCAGACTTGCGGAAGGCGGCAGCAGTGGGGGCACCCTTGCTGCCTGGTTTTCTCATGCGCTCACCAGAGCCAGCCTTGATCCTGGCACGTTTGGCGGCAATATTGGAATAGAGTCCTGGTTTCATCGGCAGTTCCACCTTCTTAATGATGCTTTAGCCCGTGTTGCCGGACCCTTAGCGTTGCGAACCACGCCACTCATACGGGCGCAGAATGATGCTTTACGACCTTTATCAGCCTTAGTCTTTGGGTTAGGAGCAGGCGCCTTGAGTTTGCTGCCGGTAGCACGGTTGTACTTAGCCCTGCCCTTAGCGGTCAAGCCAGCACCCTTGCTGACGGGTAACTTCTCACCCCTACCTATGGCTAGACTAACACCCTTCTTAGGCATAGTTCCTGGTCCCTTGTTTGTCGATGATCAGGGCTTGCTTCCTGGGCGCTTCACCTTCTTCTGGGATGGAGAAGTGGACCCACTTGTCGAATTCCCGAATGACTTGCTTAAACGGTATAGCAGAAGCCATAACCACCCGAACAATTTCGTCGGGGGTACCGTAAGACGGGCATATAAAGTCTGCCGCCAGCCCTTTGCAGTGGTCTGAGGTTGCTGATCCACCGACTTTTTGGTTGAGTTCCGGACTACGGTAGCCGCTGGAGACGATGATGACTTTGTTCCCAAGGAGCGCACGGACTTCTTGGAGCGCGTTGGCGAGGCGCGTAAGGTTTTGGATGGTTGCTTGGTCCGGCGTGTTGTCGATTCCATGTCTGGCTGCCGTCTCCGATGCTGTTAATTCATCCAGTGCAAAGTTAGGACTTAGGTTCATTCTTAGACCTCATATCCATGATCTTCTCAAGCGTCCTGCCACCAAAGTAAAAGGACATAATCAGCATGCCCCACTGCCCTAGCAGTTCAACATACTTCTCATTGGCGTTGCTACCAAAGGCGCTCATCATGGCAAAGACAAAGTAAGCACCCAGGATAAAGATAAGGGTCATTGGTCTAATGTTCTTAGACAGCCAGGAGTCCGAGGACATATCTGCCTGCTGCCGCTTAGTAAGTTCTTGAGCCTCTACGTTGTCGGCATTGAGTTCGGCAAGGCGACCTTCCTGCTGCACCTTGAGCAGTTCAGCCTGGGCTTTGGCGCGTGCTTCCGGATCAGGAATAACCTTGTCCAGCACCTTCATGCCAATGTCAAAGAGCGCAGCCAACGGGATCATTTTGATTCCTTCATGGTTACGACGTCTCCACCTTTAGCCACGCTGACCTTACCATCCACTACGTCAACACGCATGGGAGGTTCTTTCTGGTCCAGCCTAGCGATCAGGTCTGCAATTACCTTAAACTCTGGCTTGTCTTCTTTAACGGCTGTACCTGCTATGCCGTTCATCATGTTAATTAGTGCAACGAGAGCGCCACCTACCATCGTCATCACGGCAGTGATTGCTGCCTCCGACAGAAAGTAACTGGACCCCACGCCGATCAGTACGATCAGTGTGATGTAGAAAAGTCCGAAACGTCCTATCGACCTTCCGGCTACTTCTTTGGCGCTATCGTGTTGGCTATCCATAGTTACCTTATTTGCTGTGCAGTAATAATTACGGACGGAATTGCTGGCACTGGAGAGTTAATAGGAACATGCTCTAACTTGATGTTGGCGTTATCTGTTTTCCAATAGATTTCTATGTAATCGCCTGCTGCAAGGCTAATGATAAAGTTCCAGGCTGCTACAACGTATGGCGCATTGGACGGTACTACCAACTTGGTTGCCGAATCTGCTATGGCTGTGCCATTTAAGGCAAACCAAATATCTACGGTTTGACCTGATCCACCCCCACCAGTGTTGTGATACTGGGCTGAGAATTGAATGTTGTATGTCCCTGCGTTAGCAAACGTAACCTCCGTCTTCTTGCTAGAACCATTCAATTCCATTGTTACGCCATCTGCGTCGGCAGTGGTTTCGGCAGCCATCGCAATCGGTGTATTGGCTGCTACCGATTGATCAACGCTGCTGTAAAAGGAACCATAATAACCAGCAAAGTTAGTTGTCTGGTTTATGGTCAATCCACCTGCCGTCCGCAATGCCATTACAGACCATCCCCAGGAGTGATGTTGACTACAGCCGTACCGGAAGTAGTGGCTCCAGTAAAGTAAGTATTGGCGTTCAGGGTAAATACCTCAACCGAGTTAGGCATGACGCTCAGTGTTGATCCAACCACCGAGACGTTAGCCATTGTCGTTGCAGCATTAGCGGTAGCGCCAAAGCCAATGTACACGGCAGCGTTACCCAGATTGTGAACCCGATACTGTGTGCCGCCGATAGTCGTTGATACTGCCTGTACTGGGGTAGGCGGTGTAACGGCAGCGGTAAACGTTACCGTGTTCCCCATCGGGGTAAATGCCATGATTCCCATTAGATGATCCTTTTGCCACCGGCGTTACCAGGCTTGCTAGTAGGTGACTTCTTTTGGTCCGGAGAACCGGAGAAGCACTGCATAGACATAAAGCCCATAGGGTTTGTGCGAGTAGGCTTACCTTGACCGAGCGTATCCGCCACGGTTGCCTGACGCATAGGCTTGCCGGTTGACTTATTGGCGTACTCTTTCTTCTCTTCCGCCATGTAAGCAGTGATGCTAGTCTTGTTTATCTTCATCATTTTGCTTCTTCCTTTCCCAACTAATGCACGGTAAATAAATACACACGGCAAAGAATCCAGCCATCGCCATCCGTTCCCAAGAAGGCTCTGCCATCGTCCACAGCGCCAGTCCAAAACTCATCGTCATCGCAAGGACCGTCAAAAGTCTCATCGACAAAACCTCTAGTGCGACTCTTACAATCCTTAACGCAGCCCCGTCTACCATTACTCTTCTCCTTCATCAGAGTTAAAAAATCCTTTCCCCCACTCTTCGTCGCTGATCTTCTGTTTGATTTGCTCAAGTTTCAAAGCCCTATCAAGTACCTTCGTTTTATCTGTTAGCGACGCAGTGGGGTCTGCCATGACCGTCCGGAGTAAGTCGTTGACCGCCTTCTCCAGTTCTGGGTTTACCCCTTTTTGTTTCTTACTCATCTTTCCATCTGCCTAGAACCTCGCTTGTCACGCTTCATCCGGCGATCACCCATCAGCATAGAAGTGCCCCGCATTGCAGCACGCTCCTGGGCAAGAGACTTCATCTTACGTTCTGTCTCTGTATCACCAGGCTGAGACTTCTCATACTCTGATCCGTTCTTGCCGTAGTCTTGTTCCATTATCGTTTGCCTTTGCGATTGTCTCGCTTCATCATACGCTGGACTTCCATGCGCTCCCTCGGAGTCATAGTGGCGCCAAACATTTTCCGGCTTTCACCTTCAGCCTTTTCGGTACGCATAGCCTCACGCTCTTTGGGAGTGGAGGTTGCACCAAACATTTCACGTTCTTCTTTTTCCATTATCTTTTCCCCATTCTTGATTTACCTGCTTTACGATAGGCGATAGCCGCAGCCTGACGGACAGCGGCTTTCTTACTACTAGGCTTGCTAGTACCTATTTTGCCTGTATCTTTGAACGAACGCACCATCTCACCAATGTTAGTGCTAATTGTTTTTTGACTCTTACCGCGCTTGAGTGGCATTTTCTTCCCTCTCTGGAGCCTGGACTCCCACGGCTGTACCGACAGCCTGACGTAACAAACTGGCGATCACGCCTTCCCGTTGGGCAGGAGGCACCGATAGAACCTGACGCAACCTTTCGGGGTCTGTAACTATGTCATTTACAGCAGCCCGAATGTTGTTGTTGTACTGCATGAATCTGTCCTTGAAAGCCAATCCAGCAGCACCAGAACCCACTCCCAACTGGGTAAGGCTAGGTGTTGGCAGGTCAAGGTAGCGCAATCCACCCAGTAAGGTTCCAGTCATGGCGCCAGCCATTGCCGCGCCCTTCTTCATCTGGGCTACCTCTTCATTGATCAGGCGGGTAAGCATGGAGGCATTGGACTCAGCGCCAGGAATCTGAGAAGCACGGCTCATGGCACGCTGCACTGCAACCTCAACGCTGACAATATCCCTAATGCTGTCATCCAGTAAGCCAATCTCATCCGGCTTATACAGTCCCGAAGCCTGGAGCGCAGGACGGATACGGTCACGGTAGCGTGCCTCAAGTCCGCCAGGAGGCGTAGTGCCAATGATCTCGCGCACGGCTGTCTTGAATGCCTGCTGTCCCTCTGGAGTCTTGCCAAGCACCCGACCAGCCGCAGCCACGTCTGCCTCATTGCCAGTGCCGGTAAGCAAGTCTCTAAACCGGCGCCCTTGTTCAGCAGGATCGCGCCCTAGTTCAAAGCGCGCTGCACGTTCCTCAGTGCGGGTAGCCAAGCGTTTCTGCACGTCACCCTCACGAACCAGGCGATCAGAGTACTTAGTGAAGTCATCCCGCACCTGGGGAAACTTAGCCAGCCAGTTACGGTTTGTATTGAGAAATCCTTTGATCTGGGCGGAAGACATGTTGGCAGTCTGCTCACTGACAAAGTTACGAGCCAGCGCCTCAACGCTCTTTCTGTCTCCGCCGGTTAAGCGAATGAAGTCATCCACGTTTGTCGGGCTAGAAAAGATAGCCTTGGGCAAAGCCATAGGATCAGTCGCAAACGTTCCCCTTGGCGCCTCAGCCATAGCGGTTAGTTTTTGACCAACAGTAGATTGGAATTCATTGATTGGCACAGAAGCCTCGCGGTAGTTAGCCAGGTACTTCTCGAACGCCCCGCCCTCTACTCGACCAGTCTTGTCGTTAAGTTTGCCGCCAGTAAACTCCTTCATGACGTCTTCTACAAGTTCTTTTAATTTGGAAGCCTGTTGAGGCTGGATAGCGTCATAGCCGGTATTGTTCATGCCGGAGGCACGATCACCGAGGAATCTGCGTAGGTCTTCAAGCCTTTCGAAAGAAACCCCAGTTTTGGTATTCGTTCCATCCATCGGATTAAATGTGATGCCA